CCTCCTCCTTCTCGTAAACACTCATATGGATAAATTCATTACACTGCTGATCATCTTGGTGATTATTATCTTATCGATATTTTACTTCGCTGATCAGCGCATAATGGCCGCCTATGAAGCTAAGAGAGCTGCTCGTGAGCTTGCTTTTGGACGCAGTATTAAGTTACCTTCGCAAGAAGGGGACCCAAATACCGCAATTCCTGAGCGACCATGAGCGGCTTAAATAGCCTGTTTACTTGAAGAAAAGAGGATCCTTCTGTGGTCCCATACGAGACCACCTTCACGGAGATTTTGATGCCAACCTACATTCTACCTTTTCGCTATGCGCGGTTCCGTAATACTTCTTCGTATGACTCCAGAAATGGACCCAATACGTCGTATACGGCGACCGTTAACATGGCTGGTGTGGGTAGTGATAACATCAGGGTTCGTAATTCGAACCCGTCGTGGAGACAACAAGTCGCGAAAGGTGTAGACGCTTCGACGCCGTACTCTAGGACAGAAGTTGCCATTATTGACAACTCCCCCTGTTCGTACGCGGCGCAGTCGCTAAACACCGGCTTCACTTCAACCTATGATCTGTTTTTCACCGTTAAAAACAATGAGATCCCGGGTTGTCCTCCCGCTAGTTTCCCACAGGCCTCGATTGCCGATATGGCATTGAGTAACCTCAAGAGACGGTTGCGTGAGCAGACGAGTGAGGCTAGAGCTATGGCCCCTATTGCGGAATGTAAAGACCTCCACCGTCTTATTAGAACGGCTACGTCCTACACAAGTGATATGCTATTAGCACTCAAAGACTTGCGTAAATTGAGAACGAAACGTGCCATCCGGCTTATGCAAGACACCTGGCTGTCGTGGAACTTTGGAGTAAACCCCATGGTCCGTGACATTAATAATATCGGGCAATCTATCGCCAAATATTTGGTTCGCCAGGACTTGCATGTTCGGCTAGTTGGTTCGGCAAGGACTCAAGTTAATGGGTCATTCGTGCCTACTTATAGTGAGGCCCCTATTTATGGGGCATCTACACAAGCGCACGGGTCCCTTAACGGCTCTTTGAAATATGAGTATGTAGGCGCTTTTAAAGTGCTGTGGGCTTCTTCAAATAACTATACCCTATTGAACCAGCTTGGTCTTGATCTAAGGTCTGTCCCTTCAACCCTTTGGGAGTTGACGGGCTTTTCGTGGATCGCTGACTATTTTGGAACGGTCGGAAGCTATTTAGAGGACGCCTTTAGCTCTTCGCCATCCTCTCTGATCTATCTCAACGAGATAAGGAAAGAGGATGTTACCTACACTGCAAGTCGAACACAGTATTACGACAAGGCCAATGCTAACAACATGCTTATGTTGACCGCTAAGCCGAATTTGAGTACTGTTAAGATAAGTAAATACTCTCGTTCCGTGCTTGGAAGCCTACCTGTGACCGCGATTCGTCTACGTACTGTAGATGAGCTCGGCTTGCATTCCGTTTCTAAGCTTCTTAATCTGGTTTCTTTGATGAAACCGAAACCCTAGGACATTACTATGTCTTTTGCTCCAACTTCGCCCGTTACGGGCGCTACCGTGTCAGGCCTTACTAGCCCGACTTATACCTTGACTACCGACGTTGCTCCCAATATTAACGGGAAGCAGTATGCGGTTTCAGCATTGGGTGGCACGCAGACTGGTGTGGATGTTAACTCTGTTAGCAAACCATTTACCATGACGTTTTTTCGCCCCCAGCAGCTCAAGGTGCTTCCGAGCCCTAATCCCACAACTGGGGTGATTAAGTCTATTCCTATTAACTCGTACAAGTTCATCTCCCGAAAGGGAGCGGTACCTTCTGTCAACCAGACCACTCAAGTTGCTCGTATTACTACGACTATTGATGTGCCAGCTGGAACTGATACGTACGAGCCAGAGGAGCTCAGAGCGATGTTGTCTGCTCACGTCGGTACCCTGTCTCAACAGGCATCTGGCATTGCAGACACCATTCTGACAGGCGTTCTTTAATCACGTGCCTCACGGCACCCATTGGGAGTTATCTCATGGAAGCACGGTTCTCAGCTCTTGCTGATGCTTTGACATCCGACATTGACGCTCGACTCGGAGGATCCCTTTCCGAAGAAGTACGCTATACGCTTCTCCGTTTGAAGGACAGATTTCGTAAGAAATTTGGCTCTTCTGAAAAGGAACTTTCAGCCAAGGCTCTAGACGATTTTTGCATACTCAATGAGTATGTTGGAACCGTCAAACCTGAACTGAATCGCGACGTGCTCTCAAATGCCAAGCTTTTTATCGCTATGGCGCTTGAGAAGTATTCGCGACACTTGGACCCTGATTTAATACAGGTGCCATTTGTTCGTAGTCATCTGCTGGATTATTGGCGTTTCGGGCCTGGTGCCTCGCACCTGGTAAACGGAACCCATACAGCAGACAAGATATACGAACCGATGACAGTCACTATGATGGCCGAACCTTTGATAGCTACGCTACGAGCCCAGCAGCCATATATGAACAGTTTTGATATTGTTCGTGGCACCAAGAGCATCGTAGTTGAAGGTTCTAAGATGTCAACCGTCCCTAAGAACGAAAAAGCAGCTCGGACAATTGCAATAGAGCCCTCAGGCAATATGGTTCTACAGCTTGCTGTAGGCACATACCTTGAGAACGTTCTACGCAACATAGGCCTTGATATCAAGAAGCAACAACCTATCAACAAAGAGCTTGCCCGCCGGGGCAGTATTACCGGCAGGCTCGCAACTATTGATATGAAATCGGCTTCAGATATGATTACTCCTGCTTTGTGCAAGCTTCTGCTGCCGCCTGAATTGTATAGGTTCCTAATGAGAATTAGGAGTCCCCGTACAATGATTAACGGCAAGTACATCGACTTGAATATGATTAGCACCATGGGAAACGGTTTTACGTTCCCGCTTATGACGCTAATACTCTTGTCGCTCTCGTATGCAGTGATGCTTGAGAAAGGTGGGCCGTTTAACTACATAGATTATAACTTCGTCAGTGTTTTCGGGGATGATATTATTGTCCCTTCAAGCATTGCGGAAGACTTAGTCGAAGTAATAAAAACTGCCGGACTTATCGTCAATATGGATAAGTCGTACCTTTCGGGTCCTTTTCGTGAATCCTGCGGTGGTGACTTCTACAAGGGGTACGATTGTACTCCATTTTATATAAAGTCCCTTAAGGCAGACCACGACGTCTACGTTGCTCTAAATCAAGTATGGCGTTTCTGCGGGCATCATAACCTGATGCTTTTTGAAACGCTTAGGTACCTGCGGAGCTTGATAGACGGACCTCTTCTACTCGTCCCCGAATGGCACAATGACACCGACGGTGTCAGGACCACTAGGGTTGCTCGTCGTTATAAACATCTTAGCCTAAAGCAACGGTACGTTCGTCTCAAAGATGAACATTACCTTACGCCATTGGCGATCGGTGGTTATGTCACGAGCAGGGGAACTTCTCCCTGTTACATACCGCGCACTAGTAAAACGCGGTACGTAATGAGAAGGTCTAGACTGCCAAATGGCTATCTAGACGGCCGCTGTCCCGAAAGGTACAGTCGGTGGGTGAGCTCTTTTATTGAGTCTTGGTCATTCTTTATAGAATGATCTAGACTAGCTCATCCGAG